TTCATTAATTTCTTGAAGTTTCCTTACGATATGTCGAACCTCGTGATCGAGAGTGGCATTTATCCATCTGACGTTGTGGATAAGCCTGAGTCGTCCGATACTATCCACATCGCATACTTCACGACGCCACATCGTGGTTTACATGTTCTCCTACCCGTTTTCACCAAGCTTGCAGAGACCGATATTAACATCAAGCTGCATGTTCATTCGTCATTTGCGGCATACGGTCGCCCACAGCAGGATGAGCAATTCGAACCTCTGTTCAAGCAATGCCGCGAGCATCCACAAATAGAGTATCACGGTTTCACGCCGCATGACGAATTACTCGAAAAGATGAAGAGCTATCATATCTTTGCTTATCCGTCAGTGTGGCCTGAGACAGCTTGTAGAGCCATGCTGGAGGCCATGAGCGCGAAGTTGCTGTGTATCCATCCAAACCTCGCAGCACTACCAGACACGTCCGGAAGCCTGAATTTGATGTATCAGGGATCGACCAATCCCCAGGAGCAGTTGAACGCATTCTTCTCAGCCTTGAGTGGTGGCATTAACATCGTTCGCGAGAATAGTCAGTCCTTGCAGGATCACTTGAGCTTCAACAAGCACTACGTCGATTGGCGTTATAACCCCGAGGTTATTGCTAAGAAGTGGATTGGCCTCTTGGTCGATTTACATAAGCAATATGAGAGTGTCGAGAGCCGAAAGGTTTCGACTGATCAGATTTGGGTCATCGACACAAACAAGAGGTAAATTATGTCAGTCAAGCGAGTTACCGACACCCTCTACGTGGGCAAGTTCATCACGTTCGACAAAAGGGACTACTCACCTAATGTTTCACCCAATCCCTACTTTTGGGAAGTGACCAACACGAAGGATGGTAGTCGTCTTGGTTATATCGAGTGGTTCAAGAAGTGGAAGAAGTTTTCTTTCTTCAATTATGGTGAGCCCTGTGTATTTGAAGAGGTTTGCCTTGGAGATATTGCTCAATTCTTGTTTGATCGAACAAAGGATAAGAAAGCACTTGACGAAACTTCAAAGTTGTGATATTGTAGCTCAATGATTGTAACCAAAACACCAGTACGCATTTCATTATTCAGTGGGGGATCAGACCTTCCAGCCTTCTTCCATAAGGAAGACGGTGCGGCTCTGTCTGTAACCATCGACAAATACATCTATGTGATGGTCCACCCAACCTTCAATCCCGGTATTCGCCTGAAATTCGATCAGGTCGAACACGCAGAAAAGCTTGATGATGTCAAGCATATTATCACAAAAGAGGCACTGCGCTATGCGTATGGACCAAATCTTGTCAGTGGTTGGGAAATTGCTTCCGTATCTGACGTTAGCTATAATGGTTGTGGTCTTGGCACTAGCTCCGCATTTACTGTGGGGCTTCTTAATGCACTTCTCTCAAAGTCTGAATACCGCAATACACAACTGGCTAATGACGCTTGCACAATCGAAATTGTGAACTGCGGCTTTCCAATTGGGAAGCAAGATCAATTCGCTGCCGCTTTTGGTGGCATGAATCTTTTCCAGTTTGAGAAGAGTGGTCGTGTCCGAGTAACCAAAGCCAACGGTCAATGGACTGATCAGTTTCAAGACAAGCTGATTATGTTTTACACTGGCATCGAGAGAGATGGTAATGTCATTCTCAAAGATCAGTCTGCTTCGATGAATGACCCGATTAAGTTTGCTCATGTTCAGAAGAACCGCGACAGAGCTTTCGAAGCGATGCGTTATATGTTCGATGGTGACTATGATGCAGTTGGCGATCTCTTCAATCAGTCCTGGGCCGAAAAGAAGCAGATTTCTAAGGGAATAACCAACAGTAGCCTCGATGATATGTATAATATTGCAATGGCTAACGGTGCCCTTGGCGGTAAGCTTCTGGGCGCAGGCGGCGGTGGATTCTTTCTTTTCTATGCCCCCACATGGGATGATAAGCAGAAGATTATTCATGGTTTCGAGCAGTTCCAAAAGGTTTATGGTCAACTTCTGAACGTCAAACCTCTTGATTTTAAATTTTCATATGAAGGCAGTAAGGTGATATATAATGACCGAGAAACTTAGCTTTACTCCTGTTGAAGGTCATGTAGTTATTGATTTCACCAACAAGAAGTCGAAGATTACTCCTTATAGAGCAATCGATATTGCACTGCGTATCCTTGAGAAGCAAGATTGGAAGGTATTAGAAGATTACTTCCATCCCCCATACATTGCCATGTTCGAAGATAAGAAGGCAAATTCAACCGTTCCCAAGAACGATAATGATGGCAACGATCCGCCAGAACCAGAGGCAGCATGAGTAGCATGACAGCAATGGAATTGCCCGAGGCTCTAGGCAAGATCGCTGACGCTCTTAGTGGGTGGGACGGCAAAGCGGATACGATCATAATTGATCCTCTACCAGTTATCGTCCTCTTCCTCGCATGGGAGGAGGCAAGAAAACACCTCACTGAGTCGATGGACCTATCTGATAGGATACTCAAGACATTCTCTGAGGCCACAAAGGATATTCAGGAAGCTCTCCATGACTGAGAAATGCGATTGCGTTGATAAGTGTGCTCGTTCTGGGCGTGTACAGACCGCAGATGGCGGTCTGATTGCTTGGTTCACTCCCTATGTGCCTGAATGTGTTCAGCCTAATGCGCCTGAGTGTAAGTGTATCGATAAGGATTTCCGCTTTCCTAACGATGCGCGAAAGGTTCATAATGATAATAGTTGATTTCTCAGGTACTATTGTCGCAGCTATCATGGCTAATATTCGTTATCAAGAATATGCAGGCGATATTGCAGAGCCCATTAGTGAAGATCGCATTCGTTGGTCTGTATTATCTTCACTGAAGAACTATAATACGAGGTATAGGGCCGAGTACGGTAAGATGGTTATTGCCTGTGATGGGCAAAACTATTGGCGTAAGGAAATCTTCCCCTACTATAAGGTCAAGCGAAAGCTGGATCGAGATGCGAGTACCATCGACTGGACTCACGTCTTCAGTATCATCAAAACTATTAGGGAAGAGATTAAGAAGTATCTTCCATATCCAGTAATAGAAGTTGAACGTGCCGAAGGCGATGACATTATTGCTACTTTGGTAGAGATGGAGACTGCTTCGAAGGATAAGGTCTTGATTATTTCAAGAGATAAAGACCTTAAACAACTACAGGTTTACCCTTGGGTGAAGCAGTATAATCCTGTTGATAAGCGATGGGAAGAGGCTGTAAATCCTAAGGAATTCCTTGCTGAACATATTCTAATCGGTGACGTTGGTGATTCTATCCCGAACGTTTACTCACCAGACAATTCTATTGCTCTTGGGCAGCGTCAGTCACCTGCTACAGCCAAGCGAAAAGCTCTTGGTAAAGCTGGTGCCCTCAACCCTGAGCGTTATGAATTGAATGAGAAGCTGATCGATTTATCGTTTATCCCAAGTGACGTAACATGGGAAATCCTTGCTGAATACGAGAAACAAATAAATAAACCAAAGGGTAAGTTATTGTTTTACTTGATGTCTAACAGTTTGGACACACTAGCTTCCTCGATACAGGATTTCTGATGATTGCAAAATGGTTACAGGAGCTAGAAACGAAGGGTGCAATATACGATTACAGAATCGGTTTCGATGATGTTACGCAAGAGTATGTTGTAGACTATTATGAAACTAAAACAATACCTTTCCTCATTATTGAATTCAGTATTGATCCCACTACTCAAGAAGTTGTTTTCAAAGGAGACACAAATGCATGTTAAAGTAAGAACGGTTTCAGAGGTTCTGGCCGAAGTTTCAAAGATTCGCACTAAGCAGGGTCGTATAGACGCATTGAGGGCGAATGACTCGCCACTAGTACGCGATGTTATTCGCCTTGCATATCATCCGAATGCGGTCTGGTTGCTACCACGTGGCATTCCGCCATATACACCAAACCAAACTCCCTTCGATGCCTTTGGCATTCTGACGAAGGAAGTAGATCGTCTACGCTACTTTATTTTTGGTATGGCTCCTAATCAGAACACGATGCCGCCACAAAAGCGTGAGAAGATGTTCATCGACTTGCTTGAAATGGTTCATCCAGATGATGCTCGCCTGCTCTGTGCGATCAAGGACAAGAGGATCAATTATCCATTCTTGACCTATTCACTTTGCCAGGAAGCGTTCCCTGATGTTCTCCCTCAGAGAGGGCCAGGATCATGGCTTGAGGAAGACGACCGCAAGAAGGCCGACGAACCACAGGAGTAAATTTTGGCTTATTATAATTTTAGAAATACTTTGACCAATGTGGAGAGTGTCGAGGAAATGGCAATCTCTGAATTGGATGGATATATCGAGGCAAATCCTCATATGCATCAGCTACCTAGCACTGGCATTCGTTTATCTTATGCTGGCTATGGTGTACATGTTGACGATGGATTTCGTAGTGTTCTGAAGAAGATCAAGAAGGACTATCCTCGCTCGACAATTGAGCTTCCCGGCATTAAGGTAAACGGCAAGAAGAAGTCTTAATCTCTTTGATAAATATTTTCGGGTATATATAATACAGCGAAAGCTATCAAAGAATAAGGAGTTGTCTTGGACCGTCATCAAGCACCAACCAAGAGAAGAAAAAAGACTTCAGCTATGCTTAAGAAAGTGATACCCGCTACACCAAATCAAGAGAAGATATTCGTTGCCTTTGATGAAGGCAAGAACGTCTTTGTGCATGGCTGTGCGGGTACAGGTAAGACCTTTGTGGGCATGTATTTGGCCCTCGACGCTGTGATTAATGAATGCGACTTCCAGCGTTTGATTATTGTTCGATCAACTGTACCGTCACGCAGTCAGGGATTCTTGCCTGGAAAAGAAAACGAGAAGAACGAGATTTACGAAATCCCTTATGACTCGATGGTTAATAAGATGTTCGATGATCTTCCTCGTAGTGCTACAAGCAACAAATATAAAGATTTGAAGAATAATAATACGATTGAGTTCGTGTCAACTTCATATCTGCGTGGTATTACATGGGAAGACGCCGTTATTCTGGTGGACGAAGTTCAGAACATGAACGACGAAGAAATCCATACGGTCATCACTCGCGTAGGCGACAATTGCCAGTTGATCGTTTGCGGTGACAGTGATCAGAACGATCTTATGTATCTCCGTGAAGAGAGTTGCATTGAGACGTTGCCATTGATCATCGAGAAAATGCCTTCATTTGAGACCATTCAGATGACGGTTGCTGATAACCAACGTAACGCTTTGGTGGGTGAGTGGATTGATGCTCGTCGCACGATCACTCTTCCTGAGCCATGGTTCAAACGAAAGAAATGATGGAGTGAAAAATGTTTGAAGCAATTATTATTATGTGTCTTTCTACTCAACCTAATTGTGCTCAAGAAACGGCATATCGCACTCATAGTCCATTTTATAGTTTTGACACTATTGAGGGATGTAATGATTACGGTAAGTGGTTTATTAAACAATCCCTATCTTCAACTTTACCGGCTGGAACGACATCTCATTTTATTTGTATTAAGGATTAAATGGACTGGACATATATGGGGGTGCCGTTTACCGACACTCCCACTGACTACACTGGATTTGTTTATCATATAACATTTGCTACAGGTCAAAAATACATAGGTAGAAAAATATTCTGGTCCGCCAAGAAAAAGGTGGTCAAGGGGAAGGTGCGCCGTCTTAAGGTTGAGTCTGATTGGAAAAAATATTACGGCTCGTCCGATTACATTAAAAGCCTCTTGACAACCGGCAAGGAAGATGCTATAAGGGCGATTGTTAGGCTTTGTAAGTCTAAGAGCGAAATGTCCTACTACGAGAGCAAATTGATCTTTGAGACAGATGCTCTGCTTAAGCCTGACTATATAAACCGATGGATCACTTGTCAAATCAATGGCAAGAATTTGGAGTATTTGAATAAAAGTGAACCGCCAAACGATACAAATCAGGCCAGCCCCATTGACGTTGACGCCTATCGACAAGCTATCGCGAGCATTGTGTCAGACGTTTAGCGGTGACGCAGACCGACTCATGGATGGTCTTTATACCATGCCATATGAACAAATAACGGTTGCCCTTAATCCCGACAACATCTATTTCTTCGACAATATGGCGGTTGGTCCCGAGGGTCAACAACAGCCGCAGATCAAGCACTTTCGTTTTTGGGGTTATCAGGTTATTCCGCTTATTGAGGAAATGATTAAAAATGAACTTAAACTCATCGATTTACCCACTCCGTAAAGTTATGACTTTTGAGTGGGGTGTAGCTTCTCGTTATACTGGTTATGTTTCAAAGTCGAAAATTTTCAAACTTGAATGCGGCCATGAAGTATTTCGGAAAGATAGTCAGGGCTTACCTCAGAAAATTCGTTGTCGAGATTGTTGGATGAAAGAGAAAGGACATATATTATGACAATTCACGCTGGCATTATCTGCGACCACTCAGTCTCAATGCGTTCATTGGTGAATGGAGCTAAGAAGGATTACAACTCGGTTATCGAGTCGCTCAAGGGCAATAACGAAAAGATTTATGTTTCCCGCATCGAGTGTGGCCGATTGAATGTACTGAGTAGGTATGCAAAGGTGAGAGTTGATTTCGAGAACCAGTGGGTTGAGGGACTTGCCAACATTGGCGATTATGTCGTTGATGGTCAGTCAACTCCTCTTTGGGACTCAGTTAACACTGGCATCAATACACTTTTGCGTAGTGCTGGACCACTACGAGCCGCCACCGACACTTTCATTCTTATGACAATCACGGATGGTGGCGAAAATTCATCTATCGATACGACTCTCCAAGAATTGAAGAGACGTATTGCTCATCTTCAACAGACAGATCGTTGGACCTTCGTGTTCCGCGTTCCTGTCGGTTACCGTGGAACGCTTGCTTCTCTAGGCATTCCCGCAGGCAACATTATCGAATGGGAGCAGACCGAGACTGCTTTGGCCGCTTCGACCGTCCATACCGTTTCCGCGATGCGTTCGTATCTTGGTGGAGTTTCGCAAGGCGTAACCTCAACTCGTGGCTTCTATGACACGTCCGCCCTTGAAGCTCTTCGCCCTGCTGACCTGCGTGCAGAGCTTAATGACATTACGGACAAGGTTCGTGTCGAGTCTGTCTGGACCGAGGATGAGGGCACTCAAATTCGTGATTTCTGTTTGAAGTCTTTTGGCGAGTTTGAAGTGGGTCACGCCTATTACCAGTTGGACAAGTCAGAGAAGGTGCAGGCTTCAAAGAAGCTCATCATCAAGCATAAGAAGAAGGGTAAGTATTACGCTGGCGACGTTCGCTCGACCTTGAGCCTTCCATCAGGCGTAGAAATCAAGCTGAAGCCAGCCGACCATCCTGAATACGAGGTTTTCGTTCAGTCAACCTCCGTCAATCGCAAGATGACAAAGAAGACAAAGGTTGTGTATATCTGATGGCTAAGATTTTCCTAATCCTTGCCTTGACCTTTGGTCTGGCCTCTTGTGCTCATGATGTCGGTGCTCCATGTGCTGGTCAATTCATGTGTGTGAATTAATGGATAATGAGGACCATATGGACTGTTACCAATATGGGGTAGTTCCAAACCCTAATCAATATCAGGTAGCTCCCGCCCCGCGCTTCGATGCATCTTTGAACAAGTGGGACAAGCGTTTCATCAAGCTGGCCAAGGAAGTCTCAGGATGGTCCAAGGACGGCACAAAAGTTGGGGCAGTACTCACACGCCCCGATCACTCTTTGGTCAGCGTGGGCTTTAATGGGCTCGTTCCTGGCATGGATGATAGCCACTTCCTCCTTGATCGTGAATTCAAGAATCTTTGCGTTCGTCATGCCGAAGAAAACGCGATTTGGTTTGGACGCCATGAGCCTTCCATGGTGGGTTATGTAATGTACCTCTATGGTTGGCCAGGACCATGCGGGAAGTGTGCTGCTGCGATAGCGATGGCAGGCTTGAGTCGTGTCGTGGGTGTTTATGAGAACGACGCCAAGACCGATTGGGACAAATCCATTCAAGCCGCAAGTGTCACCCTCCAGGCTCGTAATGTCAAGCTTGAAGCATATAAATGGTCTTGGATTAATTTTTCGGAGTAGGTCATATGGGTTATGTTGAGGATCGAGAAGGCATGATTGATAGTCGTGGTCCAGATGCTATGGACCTTTTCACTTTAGGAGCATACCTCCATATCGGAACCGAAGCAGTTTCGAAGGAAGATGCTTGGGCCGCTTTCGTTCGTCTGTTTCATATCAAGAACGAGAAAAAGTTCATCAATATGGTTGAATTCTTCTAAAAAAATTCTTGACATTCTGGTAGTAGGCTGTTATAAATATTCCCGTAGACGTTGATATAACGTAAATAGCTGGTTTGGACTGGGGGGCGGTACCCCACGAGTCCACCTAAGGACATAGAGACGCTGATTAGGTAGCTTCCCCTTGAAAGGAAGGTCTCAGAAAAGCGGTCACAGTACGAGTGCGCGAAGAAGGAGTTCGTACCTCCTCTGATCTTTATGTCTTTTGGTGGGCTCGAAATAGGATCGACAGACCATGTGAAGAGGTTGTGGAGTTTACCGTGCGGAAGCCACGTTAGCGCAACAAACGTTAGATGCAAACGATAATGCACCAATCGAGATGGAGTTCGCACTAGCTGCGTAAGCCTTCTTAGGAGTTTTGCTGGTTTTCTTGGCAACAGAATAAACCAGCTTAATTATGAGTTAGGGAACCATGACTTCGGTCTTGGAACTTTCTAGGGATCATAGGCTCACGACGCGGGCATTCGAAATCGTATGAGCGTGAGCTTGGTCTAATCGATCTGGAATTTCGACTGGACGGTACTCATAGTTAAACATTATATAATGGAGATGAGATTGTACGACTCAACTGAAGATACCAGAAAGCATATCTTTGATGTGGCGAATGAAATCTCGCACTTCAATGATGAAATGCATTTCCGAGGACTAGTTCATGATCATTCAAAGTTAGTCTCCCCAGAGAAAGAATATTTCGATAAGTGGACCCCGATCTTGAAGGACTTGACTTATGGTTCCGACGAATACAAGCAATCGCTTGCGGAACTGAAGCCTGCCCTCGATCACCACTATGCGGTCAATTCCCATCACCCTGAATTTTATATCTCAGGTATTGACGGAATGACTTTATATGATATTGTAGAGATGTTCTGTGATTGGAAAGCTGCCGTTAAGAGAAACAAGAACGGCGACATCAAAAAGTCACTGGACTATAACCGCACTCGTTTCAAAATGAGTGATCAATTGTATAATATTTTCGCTAACACACTAGCAGAAGAGGAACTTCATAATGATTAAGGCTCTATTACTTGCAACTGCCCTCGCTTGGCCATTCATTCCTGCTATTGCGCAGGACGTCAAACCCCCCCATCTGACTAGCGAAATGCTCGAAAAGGTAGTTGGAAAGATGTGTCTTAAAGATATCTCCGAAGAGTTAGGTAAGCAATTAACGACAGAATTTTCTCTCGTGATGGCTTTTGATACTCCAATTGGTGATAATGTATTCAGTCGAAACTTTGTATTGGAGTCTAAGGAAGAGGAAGATGGCGCAAAGGAAGTGTTTGTTTTGTCAACTATTTTCTTGGATAAAGAAATCGTTACACAATGCATTAGCACCTTCGGCGGTTACGAAGTGAAGATTGTTGAGAAAATGAAGGAAAAGTGGAAGAGTGAGCCGCCCAAATTTACCGCCATCACTCCGAAATCTTCCGATGCCCCCTTGACACCCCCTCCTGCGGCTGGTACTGTTCCTACTCCGAAGTTCAACAATAACCCCGACGAGTAGGTCATGGCTGAGCCAGAACCATTTTTCACCGAAATCCCCTCTGACATTCAGGTGACAGAGGCTTATAACTGGTACGGCACATGGAAATCATGGGCCGACAGCCAGAAGTATATTGTCGAGTGGCTGACGGCAGAAAAAAGAATTGCTGACGCAGCCAAGATAAAGGCACTCCCACAGCATGAAATCTCGTGGGTATCAGGTTGGATATGTAGACTACAGAGCAAAGGATCGAAACTCGATAAGGGAACTATAGCTTATCGAGATAAATGGATAAACGACTTTTGTAATAAATAAGTCATACTAAACTGAGGGTCAAATATGTTCAAGTTTCTAGTTCCACTTCTTTTAGCAACAACTGTGGCTTATGGCCAGCAGGCACCAATCATCTTCACAACAGGCAACTATTTTGATCTCGTTTCAGAGAATGACCCTCCAGTTATTGCACTGGATAAGCTTCATAATCATTTCGACAACTTTGCTCCCGATTGGGATGGTTCACTTCAAACGGTTTCCCCAGTTATTGCCAAGGCTGCTCCATTGCCGGTTGAGACTCCCTCCATGGGCAACAAATGCACTACAGACGATCTGAAGGTTGTCTCAGATTACTTCCACTCATTCGGCTATACGGCTCTTCTAGAGGCTAATGACAAGACCCGCGACAACGTTCGCAATGAGGTTATGTATAACATCAACGATAATTCGATTCTCGCTCTATCTCTATATTTCGAGAAGCCTTTGAGTTCAGAGGATAACAAGCTCACAAAGATTTGCACTGAGTTCCAGGGTGTGAAGACCGAGGGCGACGGACCAACGTTCAAGAAGTTTGTCCTTGGCCAGAAGATGGCTGAAGTATCTGATGTGTTGGATCAAGTGGATGAGCACAAGCGCAAGTCAAGTGCTGGCGAATTAGGCGAAGAACATAAAGAGCCTTACCAAGGCGACCCAAGCAAAGTCAACTACATACCGACGCATTAATTATATAATTGCGTCCATAGTTTAATGGCAGAACGCACGCCTTATAAGCGTGGTATGCTCTAGATTGGAGCGCGGTCTAGGTTCGAGTCCTAGTGGACGCACCATTATCCCTTACTGGAAGGCTCCGATAGATGGAGTCGTTCCCCAACCATTTCCACCAATATCAGTGATAGGCTGCTGAGCACCAAGCTGTGTGCCTGCTGACTTAATGCCTGGATTATAATCTGGTCCCTCATAGGTGTAGGCACTCTCTAGGTGAGGTACGGAGTTGTCAGGCAGTGTAGTTGATACGGTTGCCACATACACGCCAGCATTACAGAATGGCTGTGTAGGCCCACTGAAACATGCTGTGTTTGCCACATAATATCCATTACCAGCAGTTGTTGTAAGTGGTAGATTATAGAACTCGTAAATGGTACTCACCAATGATGATGATGCTGCTCCGACTCCAGTTGTAGGAGTGAAGCTTGCATTAGGACGAGAATTCATAATACCGTTTGCGCCTATTGTACATGAGCCCAAATTAGGGAATGTGTTCACAATACAAGGGTTAACCAAAGGTGTTGTATAATTCTGAGCTACCCACAATGCTGGCAATAATGGATGATATGCAACGAACAAAGAAGATACACCAGATACGTTTGAACGCCAGTCTGTCTGTGTCCAGATATTCAAACCAATATATGATCCTGCCTGAGACCCATTGAGTAGACTATTCGTTCCGGTTTGTCCTACGGTTTGTCCACAATAGAATTGAGAGTTTCCAGAGGAACCAAGGGGCAAGAATGAAAGACTGATGTTGGTCTCCATTGTGACTTGATCAGCAGTACATAGATTTGGAATTTCGCCTCGACCATCGCGTGCTACACCATTACCTATGTTATTAGCTAGTAGGCCATAGAGTGCATTAATGCCATTACCAAATACAGCACCTGCTCCCCATCCCTTTGGTTGATTACCTAATCCAATTGCTGAACCAATTTCGATGTTATGTACAATTACATCGTAATATCCATCAATATTAATACCGTTTGTGGTAGCAATGACGATATTATCTGCGATATAATCTCCCCAGTGATTATGTTCTGTAGTATTGATACCCTGCATTCCACGAGGGAAGTAGTTTGTTAAATCGCTCTGTTGATAGAATTCGTTTTCAATAACAGCATTACTATAGAACAAATCAGTACACTGAGCCCCAGTACCGCACGAACTTGGACCATCCCCACGACCATTAGTATCTCCATATTGTAGAGCATCTTGGTGAGCCCAAATCTCTGTTGGATCAGAGTAAAAGTTATGGATTACCCAAACTCTATTAGTTGAGTAGACATCCATTCCGTCGCCCGAAATCCATTTGATTTTATTATTATAAACAACGCTATTCTGAACATTTCCCAAACCAATACCCACGTATGACTCACGAACAATGCTATCCTTGATAGACATGCATGTCGCACCCTGTAGGAGGTTTGGATGTGATGGATTATAACTTCCAGCGGCGTTTAATGAACCTTGGAGATAAATGCCTGTTTCTGCACCACCGTCCCAGTCGATACTATTCCAAGCTCCAGCAGGAAGTACTTGTATTTGATCAGTGAATGTTACATTCTCCCCTGTTAGTGCTCTCGTGGTCCCCGCGTATGCAGGAGCACCTGTTCCACATCCACCAGTAACAACATTAGTAGGGTCCGCCTTATAGATTGGGTCGCAGCCAGGAACATTCTTAGGACCAGAACCAGAGATGGTTGCTCCGTTTACTGGGTTTACATATGCAGTCGATGGGCAACCAGTAGCAGCATCATTAACGGGATCACATGGGCCTATTGTGAAAGAAGGACTACCAAGGTCTGCCCATGGTCCTGATGCTCCCCACCAAAAGATGTGATTGGAAGGTCCGTACATAACCATGTTGGTTATAGTTGGGGCGGCAGGTGGGATTGTTCCAATAGAGCCCCACGAATTCGCTGTAGCTCCTGTTATAGTAGATACGTCAAATTGAATATTTGAACCAGCAACAGGATATGTTATAGCAATGGCACTAGAGAAGTTCGTATATGTTCCGCCAGATAGGTTTGTATCGCTTGAGGCTTTGAATGCCGCAATTATGTTTGTGACAGTGTTACTAAGCGCAGCCCCGATATTAATCTGATTGCCGGTTGCTCCACTAGCTACGAATGTGAACGTTTGACCATCACCAGTAATCGTATTACCTACGGCTGGCTGAGCAGTGAACCAAATCGACGCAACATTCTTATTCCATGTCATGACAGACTGTGCAGCATTGACAGAAGGCTCTAGAAGCCAATATCCAGTTAGGTCATTACTGTTAGGCATTGTTTGGTTAGTGGATTGTGTTCCTCTGTAGGTTAAACCAGTTAAACCTGAAGCTGTCAAGGCGTTTACAAACACACCAGAACTTTGATACTGAGTCGCATTCAAGCCATTGATGGCTACAACCTTCGATCCGCTAGGAATGCCTGTTGATGGTCCTGCTGTTATTGCTGCATTATGGAAGAATCCCGGTGACCAAACATAATATCCCATAGGAGGAATACTAGGAGTTGTTAGTGTCGTTGATCCTGCTGATGCGGTTACAGCGTAAATTGGAGGGTCTTGTGATGCGCTGGCTGAAATGGTTGGTGATGCAGATACTACTGTACCATCAGATGTTCCGCCAGTCATTGGATAATTAGAAGGCACCCACGCATCACCAGAGTGACCATACCACTCTGAAACCATGATATCTTCTAATATCATGTCGAGGCCGCTTTCCTTTACCAAGTTGCCAGCACGATAATTCTCAACATTTAGACTCTTTAATAGAAAGCCTTCTGATCCATTTTGGAAGTTGATAGTCTGAAGAACTGGTCTAGAAGTTGCAGCAGGGTCCATCATGATCCATGTGAATACTCTAGCTCCTCCTGCTGTTCCATCTACTGTACTATAGATAGGGCTAGTTGAATTCAAGGCTCCTAGAGGATTTAGTGTGTTTCCTGGCTCAATGTAAATAGTGTCTCCCGGTACAATTGTTGCTCCGAATCCGAATAGAGGACTTGATGCATAACCAGTTGTGCCATTAAATATGGCAGATATGTCTTTGAATGGGTGTCCTAAACGTCCCTGACTTCCAGTAGGCACACCTGCTGTAGTCTGTGCTGCTTGCGTTGTTCCGTTAACGGGATCGAAGTAGAAGACGTGGGCTTGATTGCCAGTAGTAGCTGTGTTCGTTGGAGCAACTGGAGGAATCGTGCAGCCTGGAAAGATCGCATGTCCGTTCTGAAGGAAGTTTGCAGGCGAAACAGGAAGGGTACCGGCTCCTAGGGCAGGTGGGGCTGGACCTCCATTATAGCTCTCTAGGCTAGGGGGTGTAGTGGGCGCAGAGGCTTCGATAGGGCCGAACCAGTGACTTGTCACCGTGGCTGCTCCAGCCGCGTTCTGGGCCGTTACGTCAACCTCTACAGCCTGTCCAAGGACACCATTGGTTGACGTATTGAGACTTAGGGTAGCGGCTGTACCGAGCGTGCTACCACCAACATAATGCCAATTATAGGTGTAATTTGTGGGAGAATTTTGCCAACGTCCTACGTCAGCCGTTAATGATACGGTAGTGCCAACAGTAGGATAATCTGTGCCGACAATTTGAGGAATAAGAGTATTGACAGGAGTAGAAGTCGAAATAGCTCCACCAGAGAATCCCAAGAGAATTCCATGTGAATTTGTATAATCGACAATCCCCGAGAGGCCAAGTGTTAACGCAACTATAATTGTGGCCCAAAAATATCCAAACTTCATTTTATC